ATTGGCTTTTGTGCAGGCATAGATATGGTTTTCATTCCTGCGGTCCTGAACTTGCCCTGGAGTCCAACTAATAATCCCGCAATCTTGGCTTTTATTGAGGGCAGTTTCATAACTGCTTCATAGAATTCTTGATCAGCCAATTTCAAATCCTGACCACTAGCATACTTAGCGTCATGGATTCGACAGGCTTCATCAAACTCATCTATCCCTCTCAAACCACTGATTACAGATTGTTGGTGTTTTCCAGCGCTCCAGTTTGGTCCGCAATAATTTCCGTGATATCTCATTAGTAAGGCGAAGTGTTGATTTCTAATAATGTATCAACTTCCTCGAACCCTCGCCATGATAAATCCAATTGATCGTAGTATTCCTCCAATGCAATTTGCTCATCTGGCGACAGCCCAAAAGCTTCCCAGAAGGACACCCGTGCAGCACAAGTGATCACTTCTTGACGTCCAATTAAACGGACTCTTAAGAACATAGCACCACATTGCATCTGCAAAGCATTTGCAATGGAGCTTGGCCTACCAAAACGCATGTACGCCATGTACATGGATTGCATTACTGGTACTCCGGCACAAAGTGCTAAGCCCCCTTCACCAACAGCGTATATCCATTTCTCATAAGCTGATTTGGATCGAATGTCTAATAGTGCTATACTATCCTTTTCACGGGACGCATCTATTGACCGTACAAATCGATACTCATTACCGGATATCACCGGCTGCATTTGGCAAAACTTAATCTTCTCGACTCGGTCCACCACTGAATCAACGGTGAGCCTAAATCCAAATTCCCGAAAATGTGCTTCAAGATGTAAGCTGAATATTGGTGTGTTCCCCTTTTCCAGGATAACCACACAGTCGTCACCATTATTTAACAATTGGGCCTTAATACCCAACTTGGTGACATAACTGTGAACCATAGCTGTCATAATGAGACAATTCCCTGTAGCAGTGTTCATATCCCCACTAAATCTACGGCCACGAACAGCATACCTTAATGATCCATCATCACAATATCCCCTTCCTTGGTTGTGGATTTGCCATTCTAGCAACTTTGCTAGCTCAGCATCGTGGTTATATACACTCAAATACACGGAATGTTCCCATCGTAGCATGGCTTCAGACACATGCATATCAAACTTAACAGCATCCAATCCGATAGCGACTGGGTTTTCAAACTCAGACCACTTACTAATCAGTGCACTTGCCATTTCCACCACATTCAACCCTTTAAACACGATTGGAGTCCTCGATCTCCATACTTTCTGTATACCCCGGTATATTTGGTGCTCTAGTGGTTTTAAATAAAC